GTATTTTCCTATAACATAGGGAAATGCATATTTGTTTGGCGTGCTTGTGCGATCACACAAGCTTTAAGGAGCTCACGCTCCTTTGAGGATTAATTCGAACTGTTATGGGACTTCTCTTATGGACAGTTCGCGGAACTGGATCATTTAGATAAGATCTCATTTACAAATTGTTATTTAAAGTTGTGCAGTTTCGCCGAAATTGTATCTTCTTCGACCCGAAATAACGAATTAATCCACCCTAAATTCCACCAAGGGGTAAATTGGTGGCGCTTTATAGCTAAGGCAGAAGAATAGCTAAACCCTTTCTATATGTTTGCGTTTATATTTTTGCATATTTAAAAACAAATAAAAAATAGAAAATGTATAAAAATATAAAAATGATCATTATGATCAACCATATTCGTGGGTTACAACGAGTGCAGTGGGATCTGTACCTTCCCCTGTACCTATTGCAGTTATCATAGGTCTTCTTTTTAATCAATTAAACATGAAGTACAACCAAAAAAATAAACCCACCAAGCTAGAGGAGAAAACCTCGGATCAAAAACAAGCGAAGCGGAGGACCCGCATATTAGAGGAGAAAACCTCGAATAAAAAACAAAATTCTGTTACCAAAACGAAACCTATAACCAATACTTACAATCCAGGTTGGCTAGTCCCGAAGTTAGACTTAACAAGAGATCGTAAACCTTATAAACGTAAAAACGGAAAAGGTGGACTTAAATTAGGTAATGCAAGGAAACACGCCCTTGATCAAAAACGTGATAGACTTTTTTTACAGGAAGGAGAGGAACAGGAGCCCGCATGGGAGCAATTAGAAAGTTTTTCTATATATGTAAAAGAACTTGCAGATAAAATTATATATCAGCAAGCTATTCACGTAATTGAAACACTTTCAATTTTTATCTACTTTCTAAGTAGAAGTAGGAATATTATGGATATTATTGTAACAGTGGCTAATATGGTTAAGAATTTCACTAAGAAGAATTTATTGACAACTGAACATATTAATAATCTAAAGAATTTATTTCCTCTAATAGACATGCAAGTCGGAGAGCGAGAAACTATAGATTCTTTTAAGGAATTATTAAGAGATTGGACGCGTTTGCGAAAGTCTCCTTTAATTAAGAAGATAACTCAAGTTCTGTTGTATATGACCACTATTGGTTTCTATCATGGTCCATTACCGGCTAATGTAGCTAAACGTGTGGAAAGCGTAGCTAATACATATAGTTGCAATAGATTGGAGTTTGCTCAGGATTTTGTATTTTATATGTTGGATTTACTACATTTTGTATGTGATAAAGCTTATGGTGTGATCTATGAAGGAGAGGATCCTAAAGGATTCCTCGTTTCAAATTTGGAATATGACATGTGGTTAGATAAAGCACAAGAATATATTGCAAAAGGAGATTTCTTATCAGATCCCATTACTCATGGGATAGATATACATAATTACCTATTTGAAATAAGAAAACTCATAGAGGCGGGAAGAACTATCCATAAGTATTCATGTGATTTAGATAAAACCTTAAGAACTCTGGTTTCAAGGAAAACATTTGACCTACAAAAGATAGAAATGCGTATTCTTTCTCGAGAGTCAGCACAAGCGATGAGACAAGCACCTTTTGCAGTTGTGATAGAAGGTCCTTCCTCGGTAGGTAAATCTAAAATAGCAGAAATCATCCATGTATATTTCGGGAAATTATACAATAAACCATTAAACGGCTGTGAAAGATATGTTAAGAGTGCAACATCTAAATACTGGGATGGATTTTCAGCAGATCAATGGTCTTTATTTATGGATGATGTTGCTATGTGGAACTCAGACTTAAATATGATAGACGAATCTGTTATGGATATAGTTCGAATCATTAACAATATGCCTTTTATGCCTGATATGGCTGCATTAGAAGATAAAGGTAAAACACCATGTAAGGCTGAATTAGTTGTGGTCACCACTAATGTTCCAGGGTTGAAATTGAATGAGTATTTTACTTATCCTTTCGCCGCGGCGCGACGTTTACCTTGGCATATTAGAGTTAAACCAAAGCACACCATAGAATCTTTTATGTTAGATACAGACAAAACAGAATTAGAACCAGGAGAAGTACCGGATGATTGGCTTTTTGATATTCTCAAACCTGTTCCTAAAGAGAATGGGAATAAAGTGGACTCCAATATAGCTATGATGAGAGCAGATTTAGTGTTGGAAGCTGAAAATCTTTCTATGCAAGATTTACTCTGTTTTATAAATGTTCAATCATCAGTTCATCGAAGGAACCAGGAACGTTTTACTAAACATTCTACCTCGCTTAATCAGATAAAGCTTTGTAAATTTTGCCAATTACCGACTAATTTGTGTTGCTGTACTAAGAATCAAGTTGGTGTTGATCCTATTTCACTCTCTATATTTGCTTATACAATGAACTACTTAGTGACTCGAATGTTAGACTTTCTCATATTTCATAGTGTTTTCCCATCATTCTGTGAGAAGTTGTATTCAAAATTTGAACCATTTTTGAGATTGCGATTGCGTGAATTACAAAATAAAGCAAGGGACAAATATTATGAGCACTGTAGTGTAATAAAACCGACTGTTATAACATTATCGTTATGTTCCGTTTTAGGTTTTTTATTGATAATTTATAAAACATTTTTATCGGTTAGAAAACAGGGTGCTAAATTTAGCTCTTGGGGTACAACCTATCCAGACCTAAATGAACGAGAGAACGTTTGGCAGAAAGAACCTTATGTAGTTGATACTTTCGATTCAACCGCAACTTCATTATCTATGGGAGGCCTTAACAGTGAGAAATGTAAGGATATTATATCAAAATCGTGCGCTTATCTGAGGTTCCAAGTAGGTGGAAAATGGTTATTTTGTCGCTTATTGAATCTTAAGGGTCAAAAATTCATAACTCCAAATCACTGTCTACCAGAAGATGGAAATTTATACTGCCAAATTATAAGGGGTTATCTGCGTGATAAGCGTGGTGATCAACATTATTTCACACTTTCTCAATCCCAAATTCAGCGATATCCTGATAAAGATTTATGCTTAATTACGATACCATCAGTGAGTAATGGGAAAGATATAACAGAACTGTTTATCAAGGAGAAAGCTGTCCATCGAGGACCGATGATTATGCTTAAAAGAGAGAAAAATGGAGACATTATACAAGAATCAAGGAACTTTACTTCTTGTGATTATATATCAAATAATCCTCTCAATGGTATTAAAATACGAGTGTGGAAAACACCTGATTTGGAAACTTATAGTGGTGATTGTGGGGCTGTTGTTTACAGGATAGATGATATGGGCCTTAGAATCTTAGGTATTCATGAAAGTTATCAAACTAATTTACTATCATCTAATTGTGCTTGTGCTATACTTCTTACTTATGAATTTATTAAACAACTGCCTCTGGAAAAGGAAGTTGGTGTAGTTCAACCACAACTTGGATTGTATGATGAAGAAGTGATATTACAACCCATTTCTGAATCATCTTGTCTGAGATCTCTAGAGGAAGGGACATTGAATGTATACGGACGAGTGACGGGTATTAATAGACCACGTTCCAAAGTGAAGAAGACTCTACTTTGTGATAAAATGTTGGATTTGGGATTCAAGTTAGAGTATGGTCAACCAGTCATGAGTACACAGGCTCCTTGGCGATTGAATATTAGTAAACAGGTTCAAGCGGATACTTTTACTAACTGGGACGATTTACTATTAATAAAGAAGCAAATGCTCAATCAGTGGAAACAAGCATTGCCACAATTTAGTGAAGAGGTTAAAATTTTAGATTTTGATACAGTTATTAATGGTAAACCTGGAGTAAAGTATATTGATGCTATTCCGAGGAAGACGTCTGCTGGATTTCCTTTCATGAAGTCAAAGATGCACTATATACGTTATATTGATTCGGAACCTGGATCAGAGAAGGTTGAATTTACTGACCAGATAATGGACAAAGTGTTCTGGAGATTGGATCAATATAAGAAAGGGAATCGTACCAAACCAGTATTCCGAGCCTCACTTAAAGATGAAGCTACCTCTTTTGCAAAGATCCAAAAGAGTAAAACGAGGATTTTTATGGGCGCTCCTGTAGACTTTACAATCTGCATGAGATCTTTATTATTATCCTTTGTAAGAATTTCACAAAAGAATAAATTCATCTTTGAATCAGCACCTGGTTTGGAAGCACAATGTATAGAGTGGGACGAATTGTATCATTATTTAACTAGTCTCGGTGAAGAACGCATGATATTTGGTGATTTTTCAGGATTTGATACATCTATGCGATCTAATATTATGAGATTGGCTTTCGATCTCATTGAAGACTTTCATAGGTGTGCCGGAGCTACAGAAGAACACTGTAAAATGATTAGGGCATTATCATATGATATAATTTTTCCCCTTGTAGAATTTAATGGTGATCTCATTGAGTTGAATGGGAAAAATCCGAGTGGACATCCGTTGACAGTCACGATTAATGGAATAGTTAACTGTATATGTATACGCTATTGTTATCTCAAGTTGAATCCAAAGAGAGAAGTGGATTCTTTTAGAGATAACGTTAAGCTCATTACATACGGTGATGACAATGGTATGGGAGTATCAGAAGATGTTCCCTGGTTTAATCATACAGAAGTATCGAGGGTTATGCTTGACCTGGGAATGACCTATACCATGGCGGACAAAAATAGTGAATCTATACCTTATATACACATTAGTGATGGTGACTTTTTAAAGCGCAAGTGGCGCTATTGCGAAGACACATTTTCGATGGTGTGTCCTTTGAGACAAGATTCTATCACGAAATCTCTCATGATAGGATTAAAATCGAAGAATATAAGTGAGAGAGAACACGCGGCAAGCGTGATTTATTCTGCTCACTTAGAATTTTTCTGGCATGGAAGAGAAACTTTTGAAACTTGGAGTGAATTATTACAATCATTTATCGATGATTTTCACTTGGGTCAGTATATGCCAGGAGAATTAAAGACTTGGGAGCAATTAGTACAGGATTACCATGATAGATCCAATACTTATTTAGCGTTACAAGTCGGAGAAGAGACTCGGTCATGTCATCATTGTGGTTTGCAGAAATCAGTGTCACTTTTCTCACAATGTGGTCACTGTAAACTTGTAGACCAATGTATGACTTGTCATGAGTTGACAGACGATATACTGTTAAATATATCACCACCTCTGTGGTTTTGTAGAGATTGCGATTATACATTTTTTTGGGATTTTCACCAAAGATCCTTTATAAGAGGATTATTGTATAATGCATACCAAGCAAAACTACAACAAGAAGGTAATCTTGATCTGCCGTTAGATGGGTTCGATCATACCAGCATAGTGGAGTGTGCAAGGTTACTGGTTTGGGACGGACGTTTTTACGTCAGCATGCCCAGTGCACAAAATGATCAAGTGGTAGATGGATTAGATCCTCCATCTACACTCACTTTGCAAGGATCACAAAA